AGACGGTAAATTTGATTACAGAACTATTCGAGCGTGGTTTTTGGAGCAATGACCGCTAACGGAATGATATAAACCAAAATGATATGAGCGAATTAATTTACAAACAAGCACCAGTTAATTTAGAGCCCTCTGAAACTGACGGCTACTTGATTGGGTATGCAAACATATACAATGTAAAAGATTTGCAGGGAGATATTTCTGCACCCAATTCTTTTCTAAAAACGGTGACTGAAAGAAAAGCAAAAATAAAAATCTATCGAAACCATGACCCCAACCAATTCGTTGGTGTTCCTGTCGAGCTTAAAGCGGATGACCCGAAAGGTTTACACTTGACTGCAAAAATGTTGCTTGATACACAATTAGGGCGTGATACTTATATGGAGAGTAAGTTTTTAGTCGAAAATGGTTTTGAGTCAGGATTTTCAATCGGCGGTTGGGTTATGAAGAGGGACAAGGAAAACAAGTCAATCGTAACCGAGTACAAGCTATCCGAGATATCGGTTTTGACTATGGAACAGGCTAATATGCAAAGCATGGTTAGCATGGTTAAATCATTTCGGGAAAATAAGGAATTAAAGGAGGAGGAGTTCTGGAGTGCTATTGTAAAAGCATATGATTATAACTTTTCTGACGACATATTAAAATCATTAGAAACCTTTTTGACACTCAGGGAGAAGCCGTCTATTGACACTTCAAAAGTTGAGCCGTCAGACATCATTAAAAATATTTATTCACAATTTATTAAACAATAAAAAAATGGAAAAAATGGAAAAAACAGCCGAAGAAATAAGACTGGAAGCTGAACAAAACATTAAGAATCTGGCTATTGAAACGACTAAGGCCGAGTTTGAGAAAATGGTAAAATCATTTTCAGAAAAGTACGACACGCTCGAAAACAAATCTTTAAGCAAAGAGGAGTTCGAGAAAATGGAGAAGCAATTTAGGAAAGACCTTGCGGAGCTCTCTGCACACGTTAAAGCTTTTGAGCAAACAGAAAAAGGCGGAAGGTCTGAAAAATCATTTAATCAAAATCTTGCTGAGGCAATCAGAGAGAATGCGGATGCGATTAAATCATTTGAAAAAGGAGATGCACCTGTAAATATCACCCTGAAAACAGTTGGTGATATGAGCATCGGTGCAAACTTTCCTGGAGCAACTCCATTCATTCAGGAGGTTCAACAAAACCTTGTTTGGAATCCTTACAACCGAGTTTGGTTAGCCGACATCCTACCACAGGCGACATCAACCGCAAACTCAATCATTTATCCAAAGGAAAATGGACAAGAGGGTGCAGTTGCGTTTTGGGATAAACAAGGGAACAAAGCGCAGGTTGATTACGACTTTACCTCTGAAACAGCGTTCTTCAAATGGCTTGCGGGTTTTGTGGTTGTAGAGCGTGAGATGCTGGATGATATCGATTGGCTAACTGGCTACTTGCAACAGAAATTGCTTATCGGTCTTAAAACAGCCGAGAATGACTTCATATTGAACGGTACAGCGGAGCAGACTAACCCAGCTTTAGGCTTATTGACTTCCGCAACTGCTTACGATGGAGATTTTACCAATCCGGTTGATAAAGTTATCGATGCGGCGTTTGGGCAAATACCAACTGAAACAGATGATTTCTATCAACCAACGAACGTTATTTTAAACCCTCGTGACGTTGTGAAGATCGGACTGAACAAAGCGACTGGTTCAGGCGAATACGATTTACCACAAAACAGCGTAGCGTTTGCGCAAGGCAGATTGCAAATTGCCGGACTTGATACCGTTCCGACTACTTCAATCGATGCGGATGATTTCTTAGCATTAGATAGAAATGCGGTGATGTTTGTTCGTAGGATGAATCCCGAAATCAGGATGTTTGAAGATGCTACTTTAGCAAAACAAAACAAAGTGATGTTCAGAATTGAGGAAAGAGTTGCACAGGTTATTTTCAATACCGCTGCAATTGTTAAGGGAACATTAACCGTAAGTGGAAAATAACATGTAAGGGGGGGTAAAACCCTCCTTACCTTAAACTTTAACAAATATGGCAAAGATAAAATACAATATTAAATTGTGGGTTGATAAAGCAGCTAATTTAGCAACAGATACAACTGTTTACAAGGAAAATGACTTCATTTTCGCAACTGATACAGGTGTTCTTAAAAAAGGTGACGGGGTGAATACTTATGCAAATTTAGGCTCAATAGGTACAGTTGCAGCATGGAAGGATATAGCCGGCAAGCCAGAAACATTTGCACCGAGCGCGCACGATCATGCAGTTGTTGAGGATGAAGAAAGTGGACTGGAGGCAGCCGACACGATTCAAGACCTTGCGGAGGCTTTAAGTGCAAGAATATTGGAGCACGATCACGCAGTTGTTGAGGATGAAGAAAGTGGACTGGAGGCAGCCGACACGATTCAAGACCTTGCAGAGGCGTTAAGTGCAAGGATAGCGGATTTGGATGACAGATTATCACTAATAGAAGAAGCACCTGAAGAATGAAAATTATATTGACTAAAGATATACAACTCGGGAAAAAGGGAGATACTGTTAGTGTCTCCCAGCCGAGAGGTAATTATCTAATTAGAATGGGCGTAGCTAAAAAGCACGTAGCCAAGGTGGAGGTTGAGGAAGAAGAAAAAGAAGAAAAGCCGAAGCCGAAAAAAGAAACTAAGCCGAAAACGAAAACTAAAAAATAACTGTAATGATTACACTTGTAGAGGTAAAGAAATATATGAGTCTTGATTTTGACGATTACGATTCAATGCTTCAAGTAATGTTAGATGCTTCAATTGATAGAGCAAAAACTCTGACAGGGCTTGATAGCGATAATTTCAATGCAGATGTTAAGCTTGCAATAATGAAAGATGTTGCGTTTGCGTTTGAAAATCGAGGTAGCAACTCACAACTCAATACCGATACACTTGCAACTTACAGGAGGAATAGTTTGCGACCAATATTTTAAAATTAAACAAACATGTTGAAGTTAGGAGATTTAGACCAGAAGATTGAATTTTTTGAGGAACAATCAACGCAAGACGACTCAGGCAACTATGTTGTGACGAACGTTTCTGTGTTGAAAACTTTTGCAAAAATTGAACAATTGAAACAAAGTAGGAAGTTGGAGGACGCTCAATTGAAGTTTCCATCAACCTACAATGTTACAATTTTAAACCGGTCTGGATTTTTTCCTAACACCAACATGGTTGTTAAGTGGCGAAATAACACTTATAACATTACCTCAACACCCGAAATTGACGATGTGAGGGTCCAAAAGTTTTACAGTTTTATAATCAGTAAATAAGATGAAAAATAGAACGGTTATTCAAAACACTTTGACATATGACCTTAACGGTTATAAGGATGAGGTGATTGCGAAAACGAAACAGTTCATTCAACAGCTGATTTTTAAAACTAACATTGAAGCTACACGAGACGCTCCTTCGTTTGTTTCGATTGGTAATGAATTTGAGAATAAGGGTTTGACGGCAAAAGTTGGAGTTTTAGGACAGCAAACAGTCCCAAAAAACCAGAGCGACCCTGCAAACTTAGCTGCTTACGTTGAATTCGGTACAGGTTTATCGGCAACACAAATTTTAGCACCTTACCCTCAATGGGTGAAAGATATTGCTAAAGAATATTTTGTGAGTGGAGAGGGGACTTTAATCGGCAAGCCCTATCTGTTCAACAACTTTTTAAAGAATATTGAAACATTTGAGCGTGATTTAAACGCACTGCTCGAAAAAGAATTTAAAAAATAATGGACGTTACAAAAGAAATAAGGACAAGATATTTTCAGGCTTTAAAGGGTTTGACTTATCAAGGTGTTGAAATTCCTATTTTTGTTGGTTTTTTGGATGCTTCCGCTTCACTACCAACGATTAATGGAGGTGGAGTTTATGGTGAAGTTTATATCGTAATCCAAGACCAACAAGCGTACGACTCCGCAACGCAACCTTATTGCACTTATAACGTAACATCTGATATTACAATTCGAGTTGTTTCAAAATTTACAAAAAAGGGAACGACCTCAATAGTTGAGGATATTGCTATGGAGGTTGACAACCGAATAAGGGGAACAATTAAGAAGAGAGATGAGAATGTCATAGGTGTTGGAAGGGTTAGACTTTCAGTTAACAGGCTGTTAGTTGAAAATTCTGATACTCATACGGCTTATTCAAAAATACTAATTTATCAAAATGATTTATATTTAACAAACAACTAAAAAAACAAATACAATGGCAGAAAGAACTTACGTAAAAGGACACACAGGCATACTTTCAGTTAAAGATGCCTCAACCTACAAACCTCTGGTATGTTTAACCAGTACCTCTGTTGATAGAAGTGTAAATACTTCAGAGATGGTTAATTATTGTACACAAGGCGAAACTATAACTCAAATAGACAGCATTTCACGTTCGGTCAGTTTTGATGCTATCATAGTTGATGAAACTGATTTGGGAGGTGGCAGCGGTTATAATGATTTGGTTGCGATAATGGAAACAAAGAAAAGTCACGCCTTCAAAATAGAGGGGAGGGATGGTGATCAATATTTCACCGCTATAATTACAAGTCTGTCCGACACTTTTCCGGGAGACGGCAACGCTACTTTTTCGGGAACAATGACAGTTCAGGGCGAATTTTCAGCAACCGAGCCAGGAGCGACAGGAGCGACAGGAACGACAGGAGATTAATCAATTAAAACAAAAATCAAATTATGTTTGAGACGAAGATTAAATTTCAAGGCAAAGAAAAGACGATAAAATTCGGCTCATGGGTAAATGGGAATATTGAAAAAATAGTCAATAAAAAAGACTATGGAAATATGGAATTACTCGCAAGCGTTATTTTCTTTGGCTTAATAATGGGTGAAAAATTAAGGGCAAGTTTCACAGCGGATGAAAAACTACCCTTTGACATCTTCGATTGCTATGATTGGATTGACGAACAAGGGGGCGTTGAGTCAGATGAGGTTAAGCGAATTTTAAACCTTTACTCAAAGAGTAACGAGACCAACGTTCCGAAAGACGAAAAAAAAAAGGAGTAGCAATGAAGACGAAATAAAACCTTTTGACTGGGATTCGGACGTGGTAGCATTTGCGTGTGGTGAACTTGGTTTGAGATTAGAAGAGTTTTACGAGATGCCTTGGTGTGAATTTTTAATCAAATCTTATGCTTACAATAGAATGCAAGAGGAAAAATTGAGGCACACACGGTTAATAGCTTACAGCGCACAAATCGGAAGCCATCTGGACCCAAAAAAGCTACCACGTTCGATTGACCAGTTTATGCCAATTGGAGGTGAGAAAAATGCGAGAAAATCAAATAAAAATGCTAATTTTGATGATATGAAGGAGCTATTTAAAAAGCGCATGCAGGAATACAGAAGTCAACAAATTAACTAACACGAACAGCAAATGAGTTTCGTAGCGCAAATAACGGCAGACATTAGCAATTTTGATAAGAACATCAAAAAAGCAGTTGATATTGCAGATAGCTCAACAAAAAAAATGCAAGCCCAATTTGACAGGTTGGGTGATTCATTCGTAAAGATTGTAGCAAAAGCAAGTATATTATCGACTGCTATTGTTGGCGCAACGGTCGGGCTTGTCAAAATGGGCATTAGCGCAGGGGATGCTTCGGCTGAAATCAACAACCTTTCAACAGCCACAAGTCTTTCAACTGATGTTATTCAAGAATTAGCTTATGTTGCCACTGCTTCAAATTCATCATTCGAGGGTTTGCAACGCTCAATGGATTCTTTTCAAAGACGATTGAAAACAGTTGGAGAAGAAGGTAGCAGAGTTAATGAGATGCTTGGGAAGTTGGGCGTTTCCACGACAGATGCGAGCGGAAATGTTAGGAGCATGGACGATGTTTTATTGGATACGTTCAATAAACTGGGCGACATGGAAGAGGGACTTGCGAAAAATGCTATCGGGACGGAGTTGTTTGGAAGGAGTTGGAATGAAGTAGCTTTAATTGTTTCAAGTGGCTCAAAAGGAATTGCAGAATTAAGAGAAGAAGCGCATAAACTCGGTTTAGTTTTAGACGAAAACACACTTCAAAGCTCGGACGATTTCTCAACAGCGATGGAGCTTGTCAGATTTCAGATTGATAAATTGAAAACAAAGATAGGCGCAAGCTTTGTACCAATTTTGCAGGAATCAGTTTTGCCTTTACTTCAAGAAAAAATAATTCCAGCAGTAAGTAGGTTTGCAGATTTTATCGCTCAATTATCAGAAAAATTCAACGCTTTAAGTCCATCAACAAAAAATGCTATTTTCGCAATAACTGGAATAGCAGCAGCAGCTGGACCGTTGTTATTGAGCTTAGGTGGAATAATTAAAATTTTGCCTTTGGTTAGAGCAGGATTTACAGCCGTAACTGGACCGATTGGAATTGCCATCGCTGCAATCGCAGGTGCTGCGATTTTAGTCGTTAAAAACTGGGATTCGATAAAAGAATATTTTACAAGCGGTGGAGGCGCAGAATTATTTGAAAGTATCAAAAAACTATTTATAACAGTTAAAGATGTTGTTTCGGATGTATTTTCTGAAATAAAAAGAACGATAACCACGATTTGGAATGCTATTGGCGACACGGTTACAAAGGTGTGGGGAAATACATTTGACACAATTGTTACAACTATAACTGTCGCAGTTGATATTGTTAGAGGTGTGTTGAATACACTTATAAGCTTACTGAAAGGAGATTTTTCGGGAGCATTGGAAAGCATCAAAACATTAGCAAAAGATGTTTTTGATGGATTTAAAAGGATAGTATTCAATTCGCTTTCCTCAATGACCTCCGCCTTATCAGAATTTTTCTCATTTTTGGGATTAAATAGCTTAGCAGATACATTTGCGGATTGGTCGGAAAAGATAAAGCCATCGACTGAAAAAATAGTTGAGGATATTCAAACGGTTGATAACACTATGAAGAAATTTATTCAATGGTTAGCAAAGATATTTAAAGCAGAAATTACTGTTGAGAAAGAGGAGATTACCGAAGCATTAGATATTTTTCAGAGCGGCACAATCGCCGAAGCAATTAGAGCCACTTCAAATGAAATTAAAGTTTTAGGGCAATATTTGACCGACCTACAAACTGGTAAAATCGTAGTTGCAAATGTTCACGATGAAATTGTAAGAGTTGAGGAACGTTTAAACGTACTAAACACAGCTTTAGATACATTAACTGGTGGGAGAGAGCTTAATATCAAAGTTAATACAGATAGCGCCTTAGACCTCTTTAAAAGCACTGATTTTGGAAGTGAAGCTGGTTTAGTTATTCCTATACTACCACAAATTGACACATCACTACTGAAAGATAAGATGGGCGATTTAAGAGACGGATTAACGGCGGTTGCGGTTGATGTTTCAGGAATGTTAACAGACTTGATTAGCAGTGCATTTGCAAGTTTAGGTGATGCACTTATTAGCGGAGATAATATAATACAGAGTATGGGTACAGCTTTATTAGGTACTTTTGGAGGTATATTATCAACACTTGGGGAAATGGTTGTTGAGTTGGGAGTCGGGATGTTAGCAGCCAAACTTGCTTTAAAGAGTTTAAACCCATATCTTGCGATAGCAGGTGGCGCAGCGTTAATTGCGATAGGTGCAATGTTCTCAGCAGGTTCGAGAAAATTAAGTCAGTCAATAGGTGGCGGTGGTGGCGGATATTCTTCTGCACCGTCATTGAAAAATTCACAGCCAACACTTGGTCATTCTGAATACAGAGGTGCTTATCGAGATGACTTCAAAGTTGAATTTAAGATCGGAAGCAATGAATTAGTTGGAGTTTTAGATACCGCAAATCAACGAAGAAATAGATTAGGATAATATGATTTGGAGATTGACATACTGCAACAAGGAGGGTATAGAGGCACGGTTAGATATAATCAAGGGAGCATCAACACCTGTTGAGGTTATCGAGGGTACGGCGACGCCTTTTATCTTGAATTACAAGATGGACAAGAGCGACAAGAGCGGGCACGTGATGTCCTCTTCTGCCGACATTTCAATCTTCGAAACACCGACATTTAATATTGATAATCTTAAAACATCGAGCGAAACAGAGATAAAGGTCGAGTACTACATAAACGGTGTGCTTGACTGGTCGGGGTTCGTCATTCCTGATTTCTTCAGCAAGACGATAGGTACACCAGCGACAGTTGAGATGGTGGCTTCTGATAGGTTGGGGACGCTAAAGGGGGTGACGCTTGAAGATTTGAATCAATACGAATCAATGCGTGATTTAGCTGTTAAATGTTTAGCGAAAACAGGCTTAACGCTTCCATTATACACGATGGCAGATTTCGGCAATAATGGAACAACGAATGCATTTTTTAAGGCATTAGGCTTATCAGGGAGGTTATCTGATACGAAAGGTCGCAACATTTCATGTTATGATATATTAAAATCTATTCTTGTTGCATCAAATAGCAAATTAGTTCAGCAGTCCGGAGCGTGGTATATCGTAAATAAGTGGCAACACGAACAGGGAGTAGGTAATTTATTCAGCACACTTACAGCCTCAACAGCATACAGCGAGCAGACTGTTAGTTTTTCAGATGTGCACGCTGGCGCAAGGCGCACGATTATACCAGTAGCGGCAACAACAGGGGTTTTTCATGAATTTGGGGGCGGGCGTTCATATCCTGAGAATTATAATTTTAGTGATGGTACGACAGGGTGGACGGCTAACGGAGGATTTATTCCGTTAATAAAAACAACACCTATAACATCTTATCTGATATCAACAAATGAGGCACAGTTTAACTCAACGATATCAGTAAATCCCTATTTATTTAATTCAAACACTTTTTCAACCGATAAATACCTTCAATCAAAAAGTATCATTCCATACGATACAGGAAGAATAGAAGCCTCAATAGAGATTAACGCAACTGGTCCTATGATGGGGCGTGAGGCGTTAGCATCAGAGATAAGAGTATCTATTGGCATTGAAATATCAACAGGAGTTTACAGATGGTTAAATGATAGTGGAGCCTTTGTCTCTGATACAGCCATTATATTAAATGGAAAATTCCCTACACGCTCACCTGGTCTTGCTTATTACAGAGCTAACACGGGTACGTTTGCCTTTAAGGGCACCTATGATAATCCCATGGGCAGAAATTTGGTGATACGCATATATGGAAGTTACGAAGATGCATCAAAAAGGGAAATAGGTTATAATTTTGTTTCAGCCACGTTCAAACAGATTGTTGAAGAACCAAAAGGCACTATATATAAGCGAACACAGGGAGTGGGCTTTACGAAAGAACATGATCTCGACACAACAATTTTTGGGGATTATTTAACTATCGGACTTGACGGTGCTTTTTATCAGTCAAGGGTTGATGATACTTCTTACTTATACAGCACCGCAGGCACACTCACCGAGCCGTTGTGGACGGCATACAATGACACGGAGCAGTTGCCATTACTCCAGCACGTGACACGTCAAAAGTCGAGGATGTTCAGCTTGGCTCACAACATGATAAGTGCAAGGGTTGACGTTGCGACATTTAAACCTTTAAATATTTTTGTTGACTGCAATGCGGTTAATCCTCGACACGTTGTTGTTTCAGCAAGTTATGATTTCTTACGTTCAGAGGTTGAGGTTGAGTTGGAGCAGATAGCTTATGCGACACTTGATGTCAGGGAGTTTATTTACTCCTATTTCGGTGAAGGCGAATCAGGTATTAGTTCCGTAGGAGGTATTTCAGGAGGTGGCACAGGTGGAGGAGGTGGAATGACATCCGGACAGCTGGAAATGTTGACAAACTTAGCCAACTGGTGGAAGCTTGACGAGGAAAACGATGCCATTTATTCAGAGAAAAGTGTTTACTCTTTAAAGGGTGTTTCGGCACTTGGATTAGGCTCAGAGGGTGGCGGCGGTGGTGGAGATATTTATATGCTTGATGCTTGGGCAAACTATACAGAGGCAAAAGCAGATTACTATGCACCTGCAAGTCTTTTAGTACCTTTCAGAAATGATACTTTAAGTAGGTTGGCATCACTGGAAGCAGGCGGTGGTGGTGGCGGTGATGTTGAAATTTCTATGACAGGCTCAGGCAATGCAGTTACAGGTGTTTCAAAATCTGGAAATACTTTGACTTTTGCGAAAAGTAGTACATTTGCATTGGCAACGCATAATCATGACACTTTATACAAGCCAATTGGCTATGTGCCATCATGGGGCGATATAACTGGTAAGCCGACAACGTTTGCTCCAGGTGCTCACACTCATACTATTGCTAATATAACAGGTTTGCAAAGTGCTTTAAACTCTAAGCAGGACACTTTGATTGCTGGAACAAATATCACTATTTCGGGCAACACTATCTCTGCATCGGGAGGCATGTCGAGTGTTGCGTGGGGTGATATAACTGATAAGCCGACAACGTTTGCTCCAGGTGCTCACACGCACAGCGCAAGTGACATAACATCAGGGACACTTACTATTGCACGAATCCCGACAGGCACAACAGGTACAACAGTTGCATTGGGTAATCACCTTCATACAGGAGTTTATGAGCCTGTATTTGCAAAGAATAATGCTTTTAACAAGAACTTTGGAACAGCAGTAGGAACTGTAGCGCAGGGAAATGACAGTAGAATACTAAACGGACAAACAGCATTTGGTTGGGGAAATCACGCATCGGCTGGTTATGCTTTAAATTCAGCGTTGACGGCTCACATCAATAAAGTTGACAATCCGCACGCAGTTACAAAGGCGCAAGTTGGGTTAGGTAATGTTGATAACACAGCAGATTCGGCAAAGAACGTATTGTCTGCAACGAAGCTAACCCAAGCAAGAACCATAGCAGGGGTTTTATTTGACGGTACAGCTAATATAGCTATCCCATTCGCTAATTTAGCGAGTAAACCAACTACTTTATCTGGTTATGGAATAACGGATGCAGTTACGACCAACACAACCCAAACAATCACAGGGGCAAAAACATTCAGTAAACTATTAACAGCGAGTGCAGGAATTAACACGCCGAAAGTGATTTTCGCAGCTGCTGGGTGGTCGTTGGAGCAAGTGGGCACGGAATTACAAATGAAGCATAATGGAGTAGTTAAACAAAGAATGCTTTCGGATGGAACAATTTTAGCAACAGGAGGATTAACAGCATTAACGACAAATTAATTTTTAAAACTTAGAAAATAAATGTTATATTTACGGTTAAAATAAAATAGGAATAAATTATGGCATTACCAAATAGTAATATAAGCGTTGCAATGGTGAAAGCAGAGCTCGGAGCGGCGACAAATGATGTTGGGCAGTTGTGCATTCACGCGAATGTTAACAAGTGGAGCAAGCGCAAGCCTATTAATCACTCGAGCGTTGTGCCGTTGACAGAGGCGCAATTTGCAGCATTGAAATACGGAATCAATATTTTCGAGTTGCCCTCAACGGTGGGGAGTTCATATAATACACGAAACTGGGCATACAACAAGCCAACGTCTTTAAGCCCTAAAAGATTGACTGACTTCTGTCAATATGAAAAGTCAGCACCAGTACCGCTAATACAGAATCATGGAACAGGGGAGATTGTATTTGCAAAGTTCGTGAATGTGAACACAAACATAATGTTTAACACTCCACGGACACCAACAGCCTTGCAGGGTTATTGCCTTAACATCGAGAACATAGCAACGGAGGGCGGTGATGTGATAGCAGGGAACTACTACCTTGCTGCTGATATTTACCCACGTGGAGCTTCAAGTGGAACTCCTTTAGCCACTTTATATTCTCTTCAAAAAATAGGATATTCAACAGGCACGTACAACGAGGATGCGAGAAGTATAAGGTTGAGTGAACCTTCTTTACCATCGGGTAACTATGAGTATCACTTGTATATATCAACGCACAACGAGACAGTTCCGCTTGGGGAATCGAGGAAGAACTACCCTATCAACTGGACTTCCGCCTACCCTAACAAAATAAACATGAGCGTCAAGGCATTAGCGGAACAGTTCACAATTAATTTTGTCGGGATAATGCCTGCATCAGGGTCATGGCCTGACGGTACGACCTCAACGAAAATAGGAGCATTGCAGAATTATGGGAATGGGAGCAGTGATGATTTTGGAACGTTAAGAAACTTTATTGCAAGGTTCAAGATTACAAACAGTACGGGGCAAACGGTGTACATACCACGTAGCAGTCTGAGGGTCAATTATAACTATCAAAACGTCTGGACGGATGCGTCGCCGTCGAACACATACGGAAGCGTTGCAACGGGTGGCGACATAATAATAAGCAACGGAGCGTCTGTTTACTTCAACAGCGGAACTCTCAGGTTGTTTCCAATTAATATCCCGTCAGGATCAATAGACATTACGGTGTTCCCGAATTTCAAACTGTATTATTTCAATGAGAAGGCTCAAGTCGATGACCCGAACCGGTATGAACCGTTCTATCATAACCCAGCAGAACCAGCTGTATCATTAAGATTCACAAACTAAAACATATTAAAACATATCAAAATGAAAAATTTACATTACATTCTTGCAGTACTTATATTCTTCTCGATGGCTATTAGCGTTAGCCACGACCTGTTCATCTTTGTTGCTATGGCACTCTACCTGATACAGATGGTATTGATGCGTGGGAAAGATGGTGGAAATAAGGTAGATGGTGGCGGAGGTAAAACGGTGGATGAGCCGAGTGGTACTATAAAGGATTTGCCGAATAAAGATACTGGGGCATGACCTTATACATACGATTAAATAAATAAAAACAAGCAAAGCTATGACAACAAAATTAGTAAAAGAAACAATCGAGCGAACTCTAAATGAACTTCAAGAAGAAGTTGAAAAAACCGTATCAATTGAATTTAATGTATTAGACGAAAACGAGAATCAAGTAGGTTCAGCGCACATCTCACAGCACGGGGTTAATATTAGTTTGTACGGTTCAGAGTTTGACATTCACGATTGGGCGAGTAGGCTTAATGACTTTTTAAATGTTGAAGAAGAGATTTAAAAATAAACATCATGATAAAAAAAGAAAACGCAATAAATTTATTTGTCTTGATTCGAGATATTAAAAATAGCAATTTATCTCGTGAAGCCTTAGTCAAATATATAATGTTGAGGGTGAAATTAAAATCACTTTTTGATGAATTTGAAAAAGCGAGAGAAGAAATAAGCGAACAGGTGAAGCCAACCGGCTGGAAGGAGGGCGACAGCATAAAAGAATGGGATGAAGCTTTCAGACCAGTTATGCAAAAGTGGTTAAGTGAAGAGGTAGATATTGACACAAAAATATTTAATCAAGAAGAATGTGCTGATTTAATTTCAAGCAACCCAGACCTAAGCGGTTCGGCGATAGACTTAATCGTTTCGGGATTGCTAAATGAGTAAAACATTATGAAATTATATATAAGATTCGGCAGTTTAGCAAAGTTTCAACGATTATTTGACAGCAACGAATACTTGCAAGTAATTTTATCACAAACAAGATCAAACGTTTATTTCATTGAAACAGACGATTTATCAGAGGTTAAGAGGTTATTAAATGGGAATAACATAAAATTTGATATAAGCGACAAATGAATTGGGAATATTTAATAACAGGTGTGATTGGAATACTGACAGGTGGAGGTATTACATGGCTATTCAGAATTAAAGAAGATAAAGCTGGCTCAAAAGCTGACGTTGTAGACAGTTCAACAGACGCTATGAACAAGATGATGACTTTAATAAGCACACAGCAGGAAAGGTTGAACGCTATTATAGAGGATAAGGATAGGCTGATTGAGCAACAGCAAGGACTTATCAATGAGTATAAAACTGCACTCGAAGAAGCAAATCAAAAGCTGAAAAATTTAGAGTTCAAGGTTTCCGAAAACGACCGAAAGATTTGCGGTATGCAGAAAACTATCGACAACGAAATCAGGGGGCGAAAAAAGGCAGAGGGCAACATATGTTTCGTGAGTGACTGTCAAATGAGGAAGCCGAAGTTAGGAACTTATAAACCAAGATAAAAAATTAAACAAAATGAGGATAAGACAAGGTAATGATTTTATTTTTTTGTGGACAATCGAAAGGAATGAAGTGCCTGAAGATTTCAGTAATGCAGAAAACATAAGGCTTCACTTTAAAAATTTTGATAGCGTCGGTGAGGTGGAAAGCTTTCAAATTGTTGATGGTAATATAGTCAGAGTTGAAGTTTCACCAGAATGGGCATCAAATTTAGGAGCTTATAGATTAATTTTAAGCTATGAGTTTGAGGATTTATCTTATTCTGATGGCGACCGCAAATGTGTTGTTGATGTTTTAGCTTTTAATATTGTACCAAAAACATCCGAAGCAGATGACATTACAGAAATGGCTAAAACGACCGATATAATGATAGGTCTAAAAGGTGATAAAGGAATAGGAGTCCCTATTGGAGGCACAACAGGGCAACAGCTCGTGAAAAAGTCAAACGTTGATTATGATTTTGAGTGGCAGACTCCAGCAGGTGCAGGAGATATGTTAAAGTCAGTATATGATTCAGATGGGGACGGAGTTGTTGACAATGCAGAAAAAGTAAACGGTTTTACAGTAGAAACAAATGTTCCTGCAAATGCAGAATTCACTGATACCATCTATACCCATCCTGAAACACATCCAGCTTCAATGATTGCTCAAACTGCAACAGCAAGATTTGTTACTGATGTTCAAATTGATTCATGGGATGAAAAAGAAACTCCTGAGGGTGCTCAAACGAAAGCCACAACTGCTTTAAACAGTGCTAAAGATTACATCGATGGGAGGGTATTAACTGATGTTCCAGAAAACGCAAAGTTTACTGATACTGTTTACACTCACCCAACAACTGCCGGCAACAAACATATTCCAACTGGAGGGGCTAGTGGGCAAATATTAAGATACAGTGCTAGTGGAACTGCTGTATGGGGCAACGAAAACAATACCACTTACACAGCAGGACAAGGGTTAACCTTAACAGGAACGGTATTTACACCTGACTTTGGAACCGGTGCAGGAAAAGTAGTTCAAGGGAATGATGCAAGGCTGTCAGATGCAAGAATACCTTTAGCACATAATCAAGCAATTAGTACAATCACAGGATTGCAAAGTGCTTTAGATGATAAAGTTGATAACTCACGAGTTCTTACAGATGTACCTGAGAATGCTAAGTTTACGGACACCGTCTACACCCACCCAACTTCTCATCCATATTCAATGATTACTGGAGCACCTACTTCGCTTCCAGCAAATGGAGGTGATTCAGCAACAGTTAATGGCAAAACGGTTGAGGCAGATGTGCCAGCCGGTGCAAAATTCACTGATACCACATACGAGGAAATCACCGAAGCGGAGATAAACACAGGTACGGCTTCAACATTGCGTACGATAACAGCTCGTAGGGTGACGTTTATTTTAAGCAAGGTTTCAACATTAATAAGCAACGCAATTTCGGCACTCACAAAGAGCGATGTGGGGCTTGGTAATTTGGATAACATCCAGCAAGCTACGAAAGCGGAGTTCAACACCCACGATGCGGATGGCACAAGGCACATCACCGCTGGCGAAAGGTCGGCGTGGAGCGCAAAATGGGACTATAACGAAAGCACGATAAAAGGTGTAAAAGTGAACAACGCCGCCAATGCCGACACGGTGAACGGCAAAACGGTTGAGGAAAACGTGCCAGCTGGAGCAAAATTCACCGACACAGTTTACACCCACCCAACAGGAACGAACCCTCATGGAACAACAAAAGCCGACGTCGGTCTTGGCAATGTAGACAACACATCAGATGCAGACAAACCTGTCTCTACTGCTCAGCAAACAGCAATAAATTCAGGCGTGGCGGAGGCTAAAACATATGCTGATGGAAAATTTGATTTAGCTATTCCTTTAACTCAAAAAGGGTCAGCAAGTGGTGTGGCGGAACTTGATGCAGAGGGCATTATCCTTTCATCACAGCTACCATCTTATGTAGATGATGTACTTGAATTTGCTACTTTAGCCAATTTTCCAACAACTGGGGAATCAGGTAAGATTTATGTAGCTATAAACACTAATTTAACTTATAGGTGGACAGGAACAACTTATGTAGAGATAAGCCCATCTATTGCGTTAGGGACAACCTCTTCAACAGCATATAGAGGAGACAGAGGAAAAATAGCCTATGACCATAGTCAAGTTGCACACGCTCCATCGAATGCTCAAAAGAATTCTGATATTACAAAAGCGGAGATTGAAGCAAAGTTGACAGGAGAAATTACATCACACACGCACAGTGCATACGTGCCAACTTCGAGGACAGTTGCAGGTAAAGCTCTGACTGGTAATATAACACTCGCTAAAGGAGATGTGGGATTGGGAAATGTAGACAACACAAGCGATGCAAATAAGCCTGTTTCAACTGCTCAACAAACTGCTTTGAATGCAAAGATAGATGCAAACAAATTTCAAGTAGTTACAGAATTACCTGCTTCGCCTGCAACAGGTGTATTTTACTTTGTAAAAGAATAAGGATATGGCTATACATTTTGGAAACGATAAAATAAAAGATATTTATGTTGGTAGTGACAAGATTAAGGAAGTTTACTACGGAAGCGAGTTGGTATATACGGCTCACGACCCACGAGGGTATTGGGTACACAAAGATACAGGCGTTATAACATATTTCGGGCTTGATGACCCTTCAATTGAAGATGGAATAATGGGCTATCCATCTTGGATGCCTAATTGTTCTGAGGTTAAACTCCCGTCAGGAATAACAGGATTTAAGACTTACAATTGGGTGATTGAGGAATGGGACAATGAGGAAGTGTCTTATACTGGATTCGTCCACTCTAAAGAAACTTATATGACAGGGAATGAAGTTCTTATCGACGTCGATTTAAACAATACGAGTCTTACTAGTTTAGGGGATTTCTGTTTCGTTGCCTGTACCTCTCTCGCCTCAATTACCCTACCAGAAAGTGTTGTAAGTTTGGGGGAATACTGTTTCGCTGAGTGCACATCCCTCACCTCAATTACTTTACCAGAAAGTATTACCAGCTTAGGGGAAGGCTGTTTCTTATATTGTACCTCTCTCACCTCAATTAATATACCAGAAGGTGTTACTATCTTAGGGGACGAC